CTTCTAAAAGTTCCTTTTTAAAGCTGGTTGTTAATGTTGATGTTATTGCCATATTAAATACCTTTAATTATTTTTGCCAAATCCTCGCTACCTCCACTAGATAAATCTTGTATTAAAGTAGCCTTATAAGATTTTAAAGCATTTTTAATATATATCAAACATACTTGGTAAATTAAATCTTTATAGGCTCTAGCTTGATCTTGTATATGTTTTTCATTATTGTCTGAAACACCTACTATTTTTTCTGTTAATTGCTTTGCCCAAAACTCTGGAGGATGTCCACCAAAGCTAGTTGTAGCTATTTCAACCATGCCTAGTTCGGGCATACCGCTTGGTGTAATTTTACCTACCATTCTTTTGGATCTCCTGGCTCTACCAAATGTGAGTCATATCTATCTGCTAGTTTATAACTGGTTTCGTTTTTAATTGTATTTATATTACTTTTCTTAGTAGCATAAATAGATCCATCTTCATTTAGTGATGCAACCAAAGGATCATCTAAACGATGGTATCCATACAACTTTTCATGAACAGGTATGCAGGTATCTAACAACCCACTAGAGGATGCTACTTCAACTTGAATACCAGCGTTCATACATTTACCCAACCAAAACTCTACACATGCTCTACCTGATTCAGCAAAATGTAAGTTACCTTTATAAGTAAAATCAATACCAAACATTTTAATAGTACCAACTTTATTCCATAAAGCAAAAGCTACTGCGTATGCTACTGTGTTGTTTAAGTAGTAACAATCAGTATCTTTTAGTATTTCGTTTATTGGATACTCTACTAAACCTGGTGCACGATCATCTAGTTCACAAGTATATATAGGCCCCTTATGTTTCTCTAACACTCTTATCATGCTATCGGTTTGACCTCCTGCATTATCAGTATCAAAAAATCTACTTGCGGGATCCATCATAAATACTCTGTCATGAAATATTACATCTGCTACAGAATTTGTAGCCCACACTTCATCAAAGTGAACTCCGTGTGATTTTGCTAAACAATATTCAAACCAACTTTTGCCTAGACCGACAATAGCTATAGTTTTACCTTCTAGGTTTTGTACTCTCTCCATCTTCTCTCTCCTTAAGTGGTGGTATTTCTGATCGAATCGTAACGATACTCGTCTTTTCTTCCTCTTGCCTCCGCTTTGTTTTTCAATCTTGCAGTTTCTTGTTGAAATCTATTTTCATATAAAGCCAACAGATCAGTATCACCTTTCATAAAAGTATATGCTTCATACAAACAACCATATAATAAAGCATTCCTAGCATTTTGTGATAGCCATGTTCCTGTGGTGTTTGTTGTTAAACTGTTAGGTTTATATAAGTAATGTAATTCTACTGAATAGTCTGCATCTGGTACTGGCGCTACTATTAATGTAGATCCGTTGTTTGATGCTGTAGATAAGTCTTTATCAAAGTCTGCGTAATATTCTGGCAATCCTCTTAGTGTTGTGTCCGTAGGATCAGGAGTAAACTCTCGCATAAAACTTGCGTGTTTCTTATCTAGGTAATGGTAGTCACCACTAGCATCTATAACAGCTAATGAGAAACTTAAATGAAAGTCTGATGGAGCTGTTAGATAAGTAACCCCAGTTGATAAGTCACCTGTTACATTCTTTCTGAACAGATCAAACTGTACTAGTTCAAATAATCTTTCTTCTGTATTCTTAATCATATCATCAAGAGTAGCTACAAAAGTAGTCTCTTCGTTTTGAACGTAGTTTTGGATTAATGTTTTTAACTCTGATAATGTCATACTGTTATTGTAACCTCACCAATAGAACCTGTCATTTCATATCCTAATATCTTAGATCCTACAGGATCGTCTGTCATAGCAGAATTAGAATTACCACTATTAGTATAAACTGCACCTTGTCCTAATTCTAAGTCTGTACTAGGTCTAGGTTTATACAAAGCTTCAGAATCAGATATATGTGGTAATGGCTCAAGTTGTGGATGTTTGCTTTCAAAACAATCTCTACAAGTTTTTAAACCATTCCATTCTTCTCTTAATGTAAGAAGTTTATATTCAAAGCCACATCTGTCGCAAATAGCTTTTGCAAATTTACCAGAGGCGTATGGCATATTAGTATCCGTTTCTTAAGTAAGGTGAAATCCTAAAGGAAGAAGTATCTTCGTCTTGAGACAAAGCTCTTTCAAATTCATCTTCATACATTTGTTTTAACATAACAACTCTGTCTGGTGCTTTCTTAATAGCTATGTAATAAGCAAGACCAGCAGCGAAACAAGGAAAAAACCTAAAAGGCATATCCATCGTATTTGTGGCGGTATCAGCATCATCCATTCTCACTAGTTTATTAAATATTAATACATCTGTACTATTCTCTGGTGTTGGCCATATTTTTAAAACAGGTTCTATTTGTTTATCAAGAAAGAACTGAGAAGGTCTGGACTGAGTAGTTTTAGTTGGAATATTTAAGTATTCGCTTCTACTAATCTTTGACATTTGTAAATCAATATTAGTTCCATCTGTATCTCTTCTTATAGAACAATCTAGTATATCAATAATATTAGAGTTTAAAGTATATTCAGCAGTACCTTTAGTAACAGTTTGAGTTGTTTGTTCTATAGTCCATTGATTAAGGCCACGGTTAGCCCACTCAGCTAGCATAATGTTAATAGATCTTTTTGCTGTCTTTAGATCATAACCAGTACGAAGTTCAAGGCCGCATCTTTCAAAAGCTTCCTCTATAAACTCAGTAACATTTGGTTCAAAGTTTGTACTGCTAGATGTTGTCATCTACTTTCCTCTCTGTGATGTGGCTTTTTTCTTAGCTGACTTGTTTAAGCCTCCATAATGGAAGACAGGCTTACTTGTCTTAGTATGACTTTTGTTAGTATGCAATTTACCATTAGGCATTTTATGATAAGAACCTTTCCAAACTGTTCCATCTTTCAAATAATGTTTTACATTCATTCCCATTATAAATATTTACCTAATCGTAGTTACTTTTCTTCTGTTATTCATTACTTTACCACAGCCCTTAGCTATAAAACCACCATTTTTAAATGTTCTAACATTGGTAGGCTTAGGGCCTTTGTTCCCTGCTGCTCTTTTTCTTTTGACTGCACTAGACTTTTGAGTCTTAGACATTTTAGCTGCTTTAGCTTTAGGAACACACTTAGGATACTTTCCCTTACCTGCTGTTTTTCTACCACACTTGGGATGTTTACCATCTTTCTTACGTGATATATCAACCCACTCTTCGTTTAACCATTTCTGAAGCTGTCCCATTATCTTTGCCTATCTTGCCTGGATTGTCTTCCACCGCCTACAAGACCACCGTTCTTCATCTTCTTTGCTTTAGATTTCTTGGCATAGTTTGGATCTTTACAATACTTAGACGCAGCTAGATTTGCATAAGCAGATGGGTATACATCGAAAGTTCTTTTAGCCCAAGCTTTACCAGATGGGCAGATTTTGCCTTTGCTTTTTACTTTAGCCATTTAACACTTCCACCTTTTGCGTGCTTGTCTTAATCTTGAGTTTGGATTCTTTGCTGCTTTAGGAAACTTTTTCATTTGACCTGCTGATCTTGCACAATAAGACTTACGTCTTTTTGCAGCTGTGCTTCCTTTCTTAACTGATCCAGTAACTGCTGTTTTTAGTTTACTGCCTGGGTTCTTTTTTCTATGGGCAGCAACACCTTTCTTAGTCATACCTGCCCCACTTTTGGTGGGGCGATAATTAGCTGATTTACCTTTAGTAGTTCTTCTAATAGGTTTTTGCCTACTAGCCATTTTTAGGCATGAAATACTGTCATGGTTAAAAATGTTGATACAGTGTATTCAACATAAATACCATCAGTAAATAAAACGCCCTCATCTGGTATAACTACATCTCTTGTTGCATCAGCATCACCAACAGAGCTTAATCCCATAACACTTGTTCCCGAAGGAGAAGTATTTAAGAAATCAACAGTGCCTGCTGTAGCTGTACTTGTTAGGTAAATACCTTTAAGTCTTGATCTTCCTGCAAATATAACATCTGCTGCTGAAGCATTAACTCCTGCTGAAACGTTACCTGCTGGATTACCAACCGCTGAAATACCTGATATGGTTTTAAAAAACTTAGCACCTGTAGCCGTTCCTGCATTAGCACCTGTAATGGATTCTGTTTGAGCATCTCCATTAACATCAGTACCAGTAACGGTAAAAGACTTAGCAGCATCGTTGCCAGCAGAAAGAATTGTGACAATCCTTCCATGACTAAGTGAAACAGCACCACCAGAAGTTAATGCTCCCCCTATTACGAGGGCTGCATTATTTCCAACGGAAGCTGCTACTGATATTCCATCTGCATCTAAAGCTACTGTATCAGCAGTTATAGTAACTGCCTTTACATCTGAATATCCTGCCATAATTTACTCCTATTAAGCTATTGTAGCGATTGGAGTTGAAAGAGCAGTAGTCATCCACTTAGAGTTTGTTCCATCATCTGAAACACAAGTCATAGAAACTCTAGCATTTAAAACTGTTGCTGCTACTAATGTTAAAGTATCTCCTGCTACATCACTTACTGCGTTAGCTGCTGTTCCTGCAACCAAAGAAAGCATCCCTTGAAATGCTGATACGGCAGAACCTGGAAGTACAATAGTAGTAGTTTTACCACTAGCTACAGCTACAGTTAATAGAAATTCGTAATGAACTCCTACATTGTCAGTAGATACCGTAGGTAAAGTGATTACGTTATTATTTGTGCCGTCAATTAAAAACAAAGTTCCTGATTGAGCTGCTGTTAAAGTTCCTGTTGCTGCNGTAGATGCGTTAAAAGTTGTATCAATTACTTTTTTTGCAGTGATTGTGCTTGAAGTAGAGATTGCACCATCAGATGCGATTGAACCTACGTCAGTAATATTACCGCTTGCATCTATATCAAAATTAGTTGTAACTGCTCCAGTTGCTGCTGTTACTGTAATTTGTTCAAAACCACCTTCAGACCTAACTGGCCCACTGAATGTTGAATTTGCCATAATTTCCTCCTGGGAAATAAGTTCTATTGTCTTGGCTTGTCTGCTAGGTCAGTCGATAGAACAAGTTAATAATCCTAGTCCTTTAATTGTATATTAGTTTGATATAAAAATCTAAAAAAAAAGGGAGCCGAAGCTCCCTTTAAATAATCAATTAAGATTATGCACCTTGTGATGCAAACACTGCTCTTGGATTTGAGAATCCAAATGAGTATCTTTCTCTAGCTTTGAATCTGACGTTGCCAGTATCAAAGTCACCTTCCATAGAAG